GTTTGAGTGCCGGAGGTTTTAGCAAAAGTGAAAGAGGCCGCAATTGACCCAAGCGTCAGGCCGCTTACGAACGTCAAATCCCCAAAATACCTAGAGCTGGAGGTGTAGGTCAGAGTTCCAGCAAACCCTGTCAAGTTGAAATCACGGAACCGGGCTGCCCCGCTTACTGTAACCGTATCGGTTCCCGCCGTTACAAAAATGTTTAAGGCGTTTGATTCGGTTGCGCCAGTGGCAGGTGGAGTAATCGTGCGAGTGCCCGTAGAGCCACTGTATGTGAATTCGATCTTTGACGTGCCTGTGTACGTAAAGTTCGTGGCCGTGGACATGCTTAGAACAGTCGCAGCATTCCCCGTCACTGCAATCTTGCCAGTTCCAAATGCAATGCTGCGGGTGTTGGAGTTGCTCGAACTCCACAAATAGCAGGTGAGCGTTTGATTGTTAAGGTCTACGGTACCTGCGGTGTGAACAAAACCTGTTGCAGAGGTCTGCGTAAACGCATCGGCAAGATTGAAGGTGCCGGTTGGTGCGTTACATGTGATGGGTTGAGTAAAGGTGATGCCCGCAGACGTGATGGTTTGAGTTATGCCGTACCCGCCAAAGGTCAAAACCCCTGTTCCACTAAGCGTGAGGCTTGAAAATAACGTGATATTTCCATAGAACTCCGGAATCTGTGCTCCAGTTGCTAGCGTAAAGGCTGTAGTGCGATTAGACACACCATCAGCCATTTGGATGGACCCAATCCGCCAGCTGGTGTCAATTGTTACAGTTCCAGCGGCCCCCGCCTCAGTAAACACGGCGGTATCTTGTGCCAACGGAAAATTGTTTACTGCTGGTACACCATTATTAGTTGTGGCCCAGCCAGTAGCCGACCAGTTTTGAGTCCCGGCAAGATTCCAATAAACCGTCTTTGGCGTACTTGTTGTGATACCAGATACATTGCCTGCATTTCCAAGTCGGGTGCCTGTCCAGGTTCCGACGGAACCAGCGGTAGCAATGTCTCGAAAATCTACATCAGCAAGAGTAGCAAGAGTGCCATTTAGAGTGATGGTACGCTGAGTTCCACTTGTATCTGTAGCAACAAACATTCTTCTGATGGCGGTGTTTCCTGCACCAAAAGTTAAAGTGCCGGATATAGTTTGATTTGCGCCAAAACGTATGATGCGAAGTCCAGTGGCACTTCGACTTGTTTGCGTCAGGTTGTTAAATGTGTTTGCGCCGTTAATTGTCGTAGTGCCCGAACCAGCACTCGTAAACGAGACGTTGTAGTACGTGAGACCGCCCCCGCTAAAAACTGGCGAGGTCGCAGAACAAGTTATCTGGGATGTGCCTGCATTAAATGTGAGGTTGGTAGTTGTAGTAAACGTCCACGCGGTTGTCCCTTGACACGTTATCGTGGAAGAACCCAACGACACCGAGCGGGTGGTTGTGGCAGACGAAGAAAAAGAACTAGCGACAGTGACGTTAAAGTTGCCGGTGTTAAATGAGCCATTCGCAACCGTAACGTTGTTTGATGTAAGGGCCGATCCCAGGGTCCATCCGCCACCAACCCCATCAAACCGCGCAGAGGTATTGCCGGAGACCCCAAAGGACACCCCGTTCGTTGTGACCGTTTTGCCTGTGGTAGTGGCAGTGAAAAATACACTTGAACCGGAGCCACCTGACCACGTCAGGCCCGTAGCAGGGAAAGACAAGCTGCCATACACATCCAACTGTTGGCTGACACCGAGAGACAGCGTAGCGCCTACCGTGCCAGTGGCCGTCAGGTCATTGCACACCGCACCGGTGACAATCGTGACCGTGTAGGTGGAGCCTGAGGATGCGTCGAAGACGACGTTGTCCGCGCTCGTGGGAAAGCCCGCACCACCCGATCCACCAGAAGACGATGCCCAATTGGTGGTGGTAGATGCGTCCCAGGTCCCTGCGCCGCCTACCCAGTAGTACGTTGCCATGCGTTACTCCTGTCCTTCTTCCTGCACGGAATCCGTGCTCTCAGAATGGATGATCGACCACCATTGATCAAATCGAGCCTGCTTCATGGCCTCAATTTGGGCTTCACTCAGGCCGTGGTTGTCTTCTAGATGAATGGCATCGCGAAACGTCAGGCCGTCACGGGTGATCTCAAAATCAATTTTCATGGTTGACCTCAGAAACCAAACACTTTTGCGACAAGCTGCCACTTGCTCGCCGTGCTGTTGTACAAAAAGCCCACGTAGTCATACAGGCTGGAACCAGAAGTGGCTGTCGGCAGCGCAAGGTCGGAAGACCCCGCAAAAGCCGCGTTCCACGAAAACGTCTGGACGTTTGTGCTGCGAATCCGAATGATGAGCCGTTGCCCGTTTGTGGGGGTGCCCGTAGGCGCTCCAATCGTCAATGTGCCCGCAACCTGAGTATTGGCCTGCACCGCAATATCAGTTGTATCTGCGTTGACGGTCAGAGTTGTTGCATCTGCAATCGTGGTCACACGAGGTCCAGACAGCGAGACGATGACAAAATCAGAGGTGTTCCACGCAATCAGGGCCTTCACGCCCGCAGGAATACTCACCCCCGTCGTAGGGCCCACCCCTCGAAGAACAACCGGGTAGCCCCCAGTGGTGGCATTGACAACGACATAGACCTTGCTTTGGGCAGGCGCTGTTATTGACCGAATGGCCGTGCGGGCCCCCGAACAAAGCAGCACCGCCGCCCGCGCCTCGTTTGCGGCACCAGTGGTGGTGGTCAGGGTGACATCAGCATCGGTAGTGAGCGACGTCGTGCCTGCAACTGCGGAATCCAGCAAAGAGGTGATGGCATTATTGACCGTATCCCCCCAAGTACCCTGAAGCTCGCCCGTGACCGGCAGAGCAAGGCCGAGCAGTGAAGTGTATGAAGTTGCCATATTCAGTCCTTACGTGACAATTTCTTGCCAGTTGGGGGTTTGCGTGTCCGATATCTCCGACCACCCCGGTCCTTGGGAGTTGCTGACCGGTTGCCAGCTCGGGTTCTGCGTGTCATCGATGTCATTCCACAGGAATGCTGACACGATATTGTCGGAGGCGGACACCCCTTCTAAAAGAGATGCTACAAAGACTGCCCGCGCAGCCACTCTATCTCGCCCCGACACGGCCTCGGACACCCGCGTGTCGAAGACCTGTATAGCCTCCATAGTAGCAAATGCGGAGGAGTTTTCAACTACTTGGGCACTCAAAATAAGAACGCCGCTCTGGTCCTCCTGGGCGGAAGCCGTTTCGCTGACATCTGCAAAATAGGCAAACGCCCCTTCCAGCATGTCCGCAATCTCAGCAGTCTCGCTGACCTGAGCCTGAAATTCCTGAGCTGTCGCTACAAAATCCTGGGCGGCTGCCGTCTCCAGTACTTGAGTATCAAAGACTTGGATGGCCGCCACAGCCTCCGTGGCCGCCGCCCCTTCTTGCAGGGCAGTGTTAAAAATGCTCCCCTGCGTGATGGCGGAATCGCTGCTAGAAGCGGATTCTGCAACCGAGGAAATAAAAACCTGACTGGCGGCAGGCGTGTCCAACCCTGCCGCTGTCTCCGCAACGGCAGATGGGTAAACAGCGGAGGAGTTGCCTTGGTCTAGTGCCGAAGCGGCTTCAGAAGCCGTTCGGTCATAAACAGACATGCCCCAGCCAGCTTCGCCCCAAGTACCGGAGCCCCAGCCGCCTTCGGCCATGCCATTAGGCCTCTAACTGGGATTCCGAGAACCAACGCTGCTGGGTCTGACCGTCGTGGTCCGTCCACTCAAGGAGGTAGGAAACCATGCCAGTCTCCTCATCCATGCGCATGCGGACGATGGGGCCCTGAGGCACCACCGACTTCAGCCGAACAACATCACCAATCTTGAATGCCATGGGGCGCTCCTATCAGGTTGCGGTGAGGCTAAACGTGTAGGTCACGTTCAGGGTGTCGCCAGAGGCCACCACTCGGTCGCCAGGGGCTGCAAAATCGGAGGCCGAGAACAAAGTGCCCGTGCTGCCGCCTTTGGTGCTGTTGCTCGTCAAAAAAGCACCGCCAACAGTGGCAGTGGCATTGATCGTAAAAGACGCGGGAGACGCACTGTTGGTTGCTACCGAAGGATTGGCCGTGGTGGGCGTGCCAAAGGAGCAAGCGGGGCGCGTGGCGTTGCTGTACGGGGTAATTTCCGTCCAACCTGCGTGCGAGGCCATGGTATCGCCAGCGGCCGGGGTATTGGACGCGGCGGCGCCGTACAGCCCCAAGTACCAAGTGGCGGTGTAGCCACTGCCCGTGAAATACTTGGCGTTCATGTCCTGGAGGCCACCATTGACCACCAGATTGGAGATGTCCTGATCCCACTTGAGGTTGCCCTGGGCATCCCGACACTCCAGGGTATAGACGCCCTTGGCCGAAGCGCAGTCTTGCGAGCCCGAAAGACGAGTCAACGCAGCTTGGACGGTATCAACAGCTTTTGATTTTTCGGACAGCATGTTCTGCTCCTTAGGTAATTCGAATTAGCGCGGTTTCTGGGTTGGCCGCTGGGAACTGGATCTTGAAGTCCTGCGTCAGTGTCACCTGATCCAGACCAAAGTTCAACACACCAATCGCCTTGTTGCCCTTGGTGAAATTGTAGATGAGGGCACCACGGACTGAAAAGGTCGTGCCGTACCAGATCGGGTCGTCAAAACTGGCGTAACCAGAGCCGTTGGCTCCCCCGATCACGGGATTGAGCAAAACCTGCCCGCCTGCGGTATAGCCAGGGCTCGTGACCTCCCCAACTGCCGAATACACGGTCGTTCCGGGGCCCAGAACAACCGAAGAGCTGTACAGCGCGATTTTGATGACGTCATCCAGCAGGTCGTGCTCCCCAAGAAGCACTTGCTCTTTAAAACTGGTGACAAGGCCTGCTGTGATCATTACTGCACCTTGACCTTGACTTGACCATCGACGTAGGCATCGCCGCGCTGCTTGCCATCACCCAGGTTCTTCAGCAGCAAGAGAGCCTCTTTGTACTTGGTGTCATAGACAGCCATGAGATCTTGCTCGCCCTTCATGAAGGTGTATGCCTCCATTAGCGAACCGTACAGCAAGACCGAATCAAAGTTGTCGCCCAACCACGTGGTGCCGGTGGGGTTCTCCACCGTATTCGCCATGGAGGTCGGATAGTAGTAGTAATGCAGTTCGACGCCATACGCCGCATTAGGGGTCGGGCCCACAATGAAAGACAGCTCCGTCTGCATGTTGGTGACCGGTCCAAAGATAGCGTAGTACTTGGGACGACTGGTGCTAGATGCCGAGGGGTAAACTTGACGGATGTAGTTGACATCCACATTCTTCAGGTAGTGGTAGTCCCCAAGCGCGTCGATGACGGCAATTGAATACACCGACAAAAAATCAGCAGGAGCGGAAAGGTACTTGTTGTTGGCCGAAAAGGTCCCTGTCACGTTCCGACGCAAGTTGGCAAGCTGCACCGTGTTGTAGATGCGCTGCTCTGCTTGCCGCACAAATGTGGCGAGCTGTTCTTCGGTAAACGTGTTTTCCGTGTAGTCTTCAATCGCAACTTTGAGTTCTGTGTAGTTCATGTGATCTCCACGGTCACCGGCGACAGAACCCCTGCGGCCCACAACTGCCTAGACAACGGCATAGGAACCATGCCGATGCTGCCAATTGACGAATCAGACGTGCTTCCCACGTAAATCGTGACCGCCATGCGAGCCTCAGGACGCGGCTGATACAGCGCTTGAGGCTCGGTAAGGGTCCGCTTGGGCTCCAACTGCGGATGTTTGGGCTCATAACACTCACGGCAGACTTTAAAGCCTTTCCAATCCTTGATCAGAGCATTGAGCTTAAAGCGCTGCCCGCACTGGTCGCACAGTGCAATCGCGAACTTGCCTGAAGCCCATCCGCCGCTCATTCCTAGTACCCCCAGGTCTTGGGAACAGCAAAGTAGCTTGACCGCTCACGATCCTCAGCGGCAGCACGCTGAAACTCTTCCTCGTACATCGACTTGAGGAGCTGGATGCGATCCGGAGCCTTTTTCACCGAGAGGTAGTAGGCCACCCCCGCAATCAAACAGGGCAGAAAACGGAACGAGATGTCCGCTGTATTAGTGAACGTCCCCGCATCCTGAATCCGGCGAATGGCGTAGTAGCGAAAAATGTACGACTGCGTGGCATCCGGGGCCGGGTACAAGAACAACTTAGCCGGGGCCGTGCGTTGCACAAAGTACTGCGCTGGCCGAGATTGTGTGCTCTTGTTGGGCACATGCAGATATTCGGCATATCCAATCCGGTCAATCGTGATGTCCTGCTGCGTAGGCAGGCCTGCATTGGTACGGATGACCGCCGACAGGGCGTCTACCGTATCGTCCGGGAGCGTGTACTCATACTGCCCAGCATTGAGCAACACCTGACGCTGCTCAATGGTCCAAAGGTTGAGTCCCCTGTTGGCCCACTCCGCAAACATCAGGTTGATGGACCTCAGCGCCGTCTTCATGTCATAGCCGTCGCGAACTTCAATGCCGCAGCGCTCATACGCCTCGACAATGATGTCGTCAAAGTCTAGATTGAAGGTGGCGGTACCAGAAGTAGCCATGATGCTCAGTAGATGGTGGCCTTACGAGCACGAGCCGCGCCGACGCCGCGCACCTGCACGGTATCCCCCTGCACGGACTTCTTGACCGGCTGGTGAATAGGGCCGCCTTGCGGGCCTGCGGTATCGGGGCCAGAAGCAGTCACTTGGCCGCCCTTAGCAAAGCCCTTTTTGGCAATGCCCTCACCGCGCATGGCGAGGCCGCCTTTAGCGTATTTCTTCATCATGTCACCACCACCTTTCCTAAATTTCATGCCCTTGCTGGACTCACTGTAGTCCTTTGCAACCGACATGGGGATACCGACCTTCTTGGCGAACGAGGGGCTATGGGCCGCCGCGTCCATCAAGCGCTTCTGCTTCTTACTTGTTGCTGGCATGCTCGCCCCTCATCGCGTCAATCTTGCGCTCAATACGGTCAAAACGCTCCATGAGCTGCGCCATGTCAGCGCGAAACTCCGAGCGAGTGATGTGATCACGCGCCACTTCTTCCCTCGTGCGGTTGAGCAGAATGCTGATGCGCTGAAGCTCGGCAAACTTCTCCTTCACGATAAACCCCAACAGTGCGACGATGGCCGTCAAGACCACGTTCCAGATCATCATCTCCATTGTGGGTCATCCTTTAACCTTTTTTCGACCAACAATTTCGCCTGTGGTGCGCATAGACGTTAGTTTTGCCTGTGCGGCTGCTTGGAAAGATGCATAACGCGCGCTGTCAACTATGCAAGGGT